AGATGGATGATTTAAATTCATTAGTAGTTACTTTAAATGCTGAGATTAACAATGATATGAATTCTAAGGAGCTTGATGCTCTTTGGGATGAAGATCCAACTGAAGCTGCTAGAGTTGATCGTAAGATACAAAAACGAAAACAATCAATTCAACAAGCACAGCAAAAACTGAGAGAACATCAAGAATCTCAGTTCCAGGAAATATTAAAAAATGAACAAAAAAAACTTCATTTAAGACATCCTGAAATTGCTGATCCTATTAAGGGTGCTAAAGTTAAGTCAAATATTATGGGTTATTTAAGTTCTAAAGGCTTCACAAATGATGATGTTGCTAGAATTTATGATTCAAGAATGTTTGATGTGATTATGGATGGAATGAAAGCTAATGCGACTAAACCCAATTTAGTAAGTAAGAAACTTAAACCATCTACTGTTGTTAAGTCTGGTGTTAAAACTACTAAGGAAGATATAAATAGTCAATCTAGGTTGAAGAAGATGAATGCGTTGAAGAAAAGCGGTAGTGCAAAAGATGCTACTGATTTACTGATGCGTTATCTATAAACAATAACCTAACGGAGAAAACAAATGGCTAAATACCAAACATACACAGCAATCGGTATAAGAGAAGATATAGCGGACATAATTTATTCAATTAGTCCGACAGAAACTCCTTTTATGTCAGGTATTGCTAAAACAAAAGCAACAAACACACTACACCAATGGCAAACAGATGCACTAGCTGATGTTGCTGCAAATGCTGCAGTTGAAGGTGCTGATATTTCTTATGGAACTATGGCTCCAACTGTATTGGAAAATAACCACACTCAAATTTCTACTAAAGGAATTCAAGTTACTGCAACTAACGAAGCTGTAACTTCTGCTGGAAGAAATAATGAGATGGCTTACCAAGTAGCTAAAGCTGCAAAAGAATTAAAAAGAGATATGGAAACTGCTCTTTTATCTAATGTCGCTAAATCTGCTGGTAATTCAACAACTGCAAGAAAACTTGGTGGATGTCCAACTTGGTACGAAACTAATGTTGACGCAGGTGCAAATGGTTCTGGTGCTGGTAATGGTGCTATAAGAACAGATGGAACTCAAAGAGCTTTTACTGAAGATCAGTTAAAAGGTATTTTAGTTAGCTGTTACAATGAAGGCGGAAACCCTAACATGATTATGGTGAATGCTTTTAACAAACAGAAACTATCTGGCTTTACAGGCGGTTCTACTAGGTTTGATGCTGCTGAAGATAGAAGATTAATTACTTCTATTGATGTGTACGAATCAGACTTTGGTACTATGCAAGTAGCTCCAAACAGATTTATCAGAGGTGCTAATGGTACATCTGCTAAAATCGGACAAGATGCTCACATCCTAGATATGGAATACTGGGCAGTTTCTTTCTTAAGAGATTTCTCTCTGCAAACACCAGCACAAACTGCTGATGCTGACCAAAGATTTATGGTTGCTGAGTACACTCTTGAGTCAAGAAATGAAAAAGCAAGTGGTTTAATCACAGATTTAACTACTTCATAATAAATCTAAAGTGGTGGGGGAATTATCCCCCATCATTCAATTAACAATTTTGTTTGGTCTTTGAAGTCAATGACGGAACGAAGCAAATAAATAGGATAAAAAAATGAGAACATTAAACGATTACTTTTTAACATCTGCAATTCCAGATGTTTCAACAGCTTCATCAACTTTTGTTTGTGTACCTGATGGTGGAAAAATTGTAAAAATCATCACTCACAACAAAGCAACTACAACTGGCACAGCAGCTATCTCTTTTGAAATAGGTGGTGTTGCAGTAACTGGTGGTGCTATAAGTCATACTGCATCAGGATCTGCTGGTAGAGTAGCAACATCTGCTCCAACAGCTTTAAATACTGTTGCTGAAGATGGTACTATTGAATGTATCACTAATGGTGGTTCAACAAATACTTCTAAAATGGAAATTACTTTCGTAATTAGAAGATAATAGTATATAACAATATTTGGGGGATCTTACCTAGCGGTACTTCCCCCTTAAAATTAGGAGAAAAAATATGAGTTTTAATTACGGACTAAGACCTACTACCCATCAAGGTAAAACAAGTGGTGGAACATCAGCACAATCTGCTGCATTTGGATCACAAACTGAATATGTAAGAATAGCATCAACTGCTGATGTTTATATTTTATTCGGTGCAAACCCAACTGCGGTTGCAACTGCTAATTCTTCAACTATTTTTATACCTGCTGACCAACCTGAAATTTTTAAAGTTTCACCTGGTGAGAAAGTAGCTTTTATAGGTACTGCTGAAGTTTCTATTACTGAAATGAGTGCTTAGTGGCTAAACAAAAGTTTACTCACTTTGTTCCAAGAGATCAGCCTAAAAAAAGACCAGGTTGTCATAAAAAATCTCAGAACAAATCTGAATGTAGGCAAAAAAATCAAAATAGATATAAAGGTCAAGGCAGATGAGAAAAGATACAGTTATTGATGGTTTAAAAAAAGAAACATTTTCCCTAGATGATATGGAAAATAAAATTGTTGTAAATGAAGAAGTTAATATAGATCCTCATTTAAAACATAATAAAATATTATTAAATCAAGATGATGGTTATTCTAAATCAAGAGATTTAAAAAGAGTAGCTAGTATTCCAACTTTAGCTTTAAGTGTATGGGCAAAAGAGTATAATGGTGATAGTAATTGGTTTGCACTTCCTAAAGAAGTTCAAAATAAAATATTAAAAACCAAACTAAATAGTAATGAGTTTCAATATTTTAAAACAGCAGAAGGTAAATTATAATGGCATTAGCAACTTACTCAGATTTAAAAACATCAATAGCAAATTGGTTAAACAGATCAGATTTAACAAATGAAATATCAGAAGATTTTATTGTTCTTGCAGAAGCTGATTTTAATTCTAAATTAAGAATTAGAAAAATGAATACCTCTGCATCTATTACAATAGATTCAGAAACAGAATCTATACCTTCAGATTTTTTACAAATAAGAGATTTTTTTATTACTGAAGGTGAAACTAAGTACCCTTTAAAATATATTACTCCAGCTCAAATGGATGAAATTAGAGGTTCATCTTCATCTGGAATGCCTTCAGCATATACTATACTTGGAGATAATTTTAGATTTGCACCTATTCCATCTTCATCATACACAGGCACATTAAATTATTATGCTAAGTTTCCATCTTTATCAGATTCAAATACTTCTAATTATATTTTAACAAGTCATCCTTCAATTTATTTATATGGTTCACTATATCATGCAGCTAATTTTTTAGGTGGAATTGAACCAAGACAAGTTCAACAATGGCAACAACAATATACTACTGCTCTTGAAAGATTAGAGAGAAATGACAGAGAAGATCAATATGGAAATGCACCTTTACAACAAAGAGGTGATGTAACTGTTTCAGGTGCGTTTAATGATGTATCTAGTGTTTTTACTAATAACAATGGTTAAAAAAAATGATAGATAAAAAGGAAAAAAAATTAATAAAAAAACATTCACCTCATCATAGTAAAAAACATATGAGTATAATGCTTAAAGAAATGATACAAGGAATGAGTTTTAAAAAAGCTCATAAAAAAGCTATTAAAAAAGTAGGAAAATAATGCAAATACCTTTTGGCGAATGGCTACCAGATCAACCAGAACATAATAATCCTGGTGCTAATGTAGCTAACAATGTTTACTATGCTTTAAATTCTTATAAAAGATTTCCTTCATTAGTTAATTATTCTACAAATACTACTACTAAAGATTCAAGAGGTGCAGGTTCTTTCAGAGATAATTCTAATACTGTATTTAATTTTGTAGCAACACAAGATACTCTTTACGAATTAACTGGTGGAGCATTTACAGAAAGAGGAGCAGGTGGAAAAGTATTAAGTAATTCTTTTGCAACTTGCACAATTACAGTTTCTGATTATGCAAATATCGGTGCTGGTAAAACTATTACTTTATCTAAAAATGATGGATCAACAATTGTATTTACTTCATCAACTGGATCACCATCTACTAATCAATTTCAAGTTCAAACAAATAACAATACTACAGCAACAAATTTAAAAAATACTATTAATAGTCATGCAGATTTTTCAGCAACTGTATCGGATGCAGTAGTAACAGTAACAAGAGCAACTATTGGTAGAGAAAATTTAACTAATGTTTCATCTGATACTGCAAGACTAACAACAACTAATTTTGTAGGTGGAACTCCTTTAACTGGAGATGCTACAGATTATATTACTTTTACTCAATTTGGAAATTATGTAATTGTTAGTAATGGTGTAGATGCACCTCAATATTATTTAATGGGAACATCATCTGCTTTTGCAAATCTTTCAAGTATTGGAACATCAGGTACTGTACCAGTATTTAAATGTTCAGGAGTTATTAGAGATTTTTTAGTTACAGGTAATCATGTTGGTGCATCCAATAGAATACAATGGTCTGGAATTAATGATATTACAACATGGGAAAGTGGTACTAAACAATCAGACTTACAAGACCTACCAGGTTCAGGTGGACAAATTGTTCACATAACTTCTGGAGAGATTGGCTATGTATTTAGACAAAATCAAATAATTCGTATGGACTATGTCGGTGGTGCAACTGTGTTTAGGCTGTCAGTAATTTCACCTAATAGAGGTGCGGTATATGGAAGAACAGTATGTCAAGATAATCGTAGAGTCTTTTTTTATGCTGATGACGGATTCTTTGAAGTTAATGGAGATCAAGTTACAGCAATAGGTGCAGAGAAAGTAAATAGATTTTTTGATTTAGATTTAAACAAAGCATTTGCTGATAGAATAGTTGCAGCAACAGATCCTTTTAATCAATTAGCAATTTGGTTATATCCATCTTCTGCTGATACATCTAATACTACTGGTATTTGTGATAAAGTTTTAATTTATAATTATGCTACTCAAAAATGGTCAACTGCTACTACCAATGCTAGTACAATATTTTCACAATTCGTTGGAGCTTATACAGTAGAACTTATGGATATTATTTCAG